AGTAAAGTTTTCTGTCGGGTAAACAAGCTCATCATCAAAGATTTGCAACCCGTCATTATGACCAGAATCTGCACCTACTAAGCTTTCTGAAGAATCCCAGGTTCCACTGCTTACATCAGTTTGTTGATCATAATTATTTGTCTGCAATCTATATGACTCTGCTGAAAAGTCCTCAACAGTAGCATCCTCAGTATCATTGACTGTATAGATTAAAGGGTTTGGTAGACTTATAATATCACTTAACACAGTATCAAGAGGATGCAAAAATTGACATCTCAAATTTGCAGAAGTAATATTACCTGGAATATTTTTTGTCAACGTGTAGACAAATTCTGAGTTTATAGTAATACTTTCTTCAGCAGCACTTGCAACATTAACATCTAAAGCAGATAAACTTCGAGAAGATCCGTTAGCAGTATTATTTGCAATCCCATTGCCTGTAACTTCGATAGAGCTTACATTAGCATTCAATTGTGTAGTAAAGCTAATTGCAGAATTACTGTTACTATAAACATACTTGTAAGGATTATTAACAGTCAATGGAAGTATACCTTTAGCGCTAGTAAAATACGATATTCCAGAGAGGTTGTTAGAAGGTGTTGTGCCAGAAGTTATATTCCCATATAGAGTTAAAAGCATATCCATAGCATTTACTAGAGTGAAACTTGGATTAATGTTACTTGTGTTTACCCACTCAACGTAGCTTGTTTCGTCTATTATACCACTACCTAAATCGTGTAAAACTCTTGCGTAGTTCCAGCCGTCTCTTTGATGTGCTGGATCTATTTGTATCTGACCTGTTCTATAAAAATATCTATAGTCTGAAAGGCTGTTGTTATCCTTTGTTGCCTGAGCTTCACTAATGCTTTTAAAACCAGTATTAGCATCTAAAAAGTCACCTGAACTTGTAATATTTGTCAAGTCTATAGTTGCTGGTGCGTATATCACGCCATTTATTTCAAGTTTTAATTCTCCAACGTGAGCTTGACCTCGACCCCAAGCATTATCAGTAAAATTATTATTATTTGTTCCTTGGCCAGAAACATCATCATTAATAGTAGCAGTAATAAGTTCATTGCCGGCAAAAATACCTTTTCTTTGACTATTACTTAATGTTGTTAAAGTATACAGTTGATTAACATCAACACTTGATGAAATAGAAGCATCATCAACATTTACAAAACCTGTTTTTGCTAGTGAACTTCCAAAACTCAAATTACCAGAAACTCCTGTATTACTACTTAGTAAATTGTCTGTTATCGTAGGAGTAACAATATTAGTGTCGCTAGCGCCTTCGTTAAAGTCTATATTAATACTATCAACGTCTCCTATCCATGTCTTGTTTGATCTTACCCTAACAAGCATATACTCAGAGTCAGCTAATTCTTGCAATCCAAAAGTAAAATAATTTTCTGGACTAGAATTTAAATTAGAAGAAAATGACCCTAGATTTCCGCCATCGCCATCAGAAATATTGTTATAAGTAAAATCTTTAGCAGCATCTAACCACCCTGTTTGACCAGGTATTTTAAAGGAAATATTTATATTGTTTGATGCTGATCCTAATGAAGTACCTTCCAAGACACTACTGTTTCCTGATGCTGTGAATCCGAAGTCCCTTATAACGCTTCCTGTTGTATTTTGAAATTTTCTAATATAAAACTTAGGATCAGACTTAATATTAGAAGAGTAATCAACGTTATTACTCGGGCTATTGTCCAAAGAAGAAAAGTCAGCGCTATTTACAATGGAATTATTTGAAGTTGACATTAGTTTTCCATTGTAAATCAACAAACTATCTTCATAACCTGCAATACCATCACTTATGGGCTGCGTTTTATCCCAATAGCTGCTACTAGAAACGTCGGCTTGATTTATGTAATCGTCAACAATCATTCTATGCACTTCATCGTCAAAATTCTCTAAAGTGTCTGTGCTTGTTTGTATAGCAGCATCTATAAGAATACCTCTGGCTCTACCAATAGTATCAACAGAAGCTATACTCTTTAATGGGTGCGTTATGTTTGATTCTACTCCAAAACCTATAGCATTACTGGTAATTATTCTATTGCTACTTGGTAAACCAATCTGGCTAGAAGAAGTTATGTTCAAAGCTTTAGTGTGATCTTCACCTGATGATGTGTCAATACTTGGTATTGCAAAAGAAGAAAAGTTTAAGCTTGCTGAACCCGCATTTTCACTTGCACTAAAAGTTACAGGTGTTACACCATATACGAACTTATAAAAATTGTTAATATCGACATTATAGTTTAAACTAGCCCCTGTAAAATATTTAACTCCTGATATGTTTTGCGTTGAAAACGACGATGTATCTAGAGTTAAACTGTTATTAACAGCTGTCAATGCTTCATTATTGTTGTCATTAACCCACTGTGCTGAAGTAGTGATTCTTTGTTCAGCACCTATTTCATGAACTACTGTTACAAAATTTAAACCGTTAACTTGGTCAATTGGATCTATAATCCACATTGCTGTTCTATGACTAAATAGTTCAAAATCTTCGTTGTTCGAGAATTTTCCAAATGTATCATTTGTAATATTAAAGAAACCAGAATTATTTACGTTCAAAGAAGAGCCGGCATTGTTTTCAGGTAAAGTTGACAAATCTACAGAATGTATTTGTGAATTATTCAAATAGAGTTTTAAAGTACCTTTATCACCATCATTAAATGCATCATTTGGATAATTCACAATAGAGTTAGTATATGTGTCATTAACAACATGATAGTTTAACTCTCCTACAAAAGTTGCTTGTTTGTCATGTAAACCTAACTTGTGAAAGTTTTGATTTGCAGATATTTCCGCATATTCAGCATTAACATCAACAGGTTCAAAACCTAGGTCACTAGCTGGACTGCCTGGGTTAGGTGTTCTTATTACAGAACTATATCCTGCGCTTGTCTGATTGTTGCTTGTGCCGAAAGAAAGACGGCCAGATTTTGAAACTGCATCGCTTCTTGCTGTAATTGTGCTTAAGTTGGGTGCAGGTTTTGGTGCTAAATTTCCTAAAACTTCGTTAAATCTATCAATAACGTCACCAAGCATTGTATTTTCTGTTAGATCAGTAAATAGTCCATCTGTGTAATCACTGTCAGGTGCTTCACCAATGTTTACACCTTGCGTATGTGTTATTGAACCTGCAACGTTAATTGAACCTGATGGGAAACCGCCGCCTGCTATTAAATCACCATTGCCATCAAATAGAGAGCCACTAATAACAACATCACCACCAAAAACTGAAACTGAGTTTTCTGTTGCATCATTTTTGCCTCCAATTGTCCCACTCACAAAAAGAAATACATCTGGTCCAGCTTTATTTGTTAATACATCAGCATTAATACCTCCCGTACCATCAGTAACGTTAGCGTTTACTATTACAACTTCTGGATTGTTTTGAGACCCTGAGCCTATAATTTGACCAGTTTTTATCTGATTACTTAAAAAATCTTTTGGCATTATGATTCACTTTCTATTACTACATAATTAACTTCTACTTGCTCGCTTGAGCTTTTAGCTGCTACAAAATAATTATTTTGAACATCAGATAAATATACATTAATGTTTTTGTTTACAGGCGATAGCTTGACTACTATCTGGTTTGTATAGTTATTTGTCAAGCTAATAGTTTTCTCGTGTGCATCTGATTCTATTATAAATCTACCGTTTTCATAATTAGACATTTTGACTAGTGTCCTTAAGAATTTGAACATGAACGCTACCAGTAAAGCTAGATGAGCTTTCTATGGTTACTGAATTTGTTGTTAAGCTAGTTATATAGACGTTAACGTTTTCATCTTCAGGTGTAGCTGATATTGTTGGTATTGTTACATAATTTTTTATAAAGAAATATGTCTGTGCATGTGTATTTACATAGTCTAAAATAACAGTTTCCGCATCAAGACCGTCTACGACCGTAAAATCTTGAAAAACTGGTTTTACTCTTACAAGAGGATATATTTTTTTAAATCTATTTAAGTCGTATTTACTACTTGACATCTTTATTTCCTTACAACAATTGTGAAGCAATATTTGCTAATTCTGACCTGTAACCTTTTTCAAAATTTACATGGCCAGTGATACTCTCACCTTTAAGTTTTTCAATAATAATTGTTAAACCGTTTGAGTACTTATCTATATAAGGCAAGTCAACTTGCTCTATATCACCTAAAAGTATTATTTTAGAGTTCTTGCCAGTTCTAGTGATAACAGTTTTCAGCTCATGAACAGTTGCGTTTTGAGCTTCATCAACTATAATTATTGCATCATTAAAACTTCTTCCTCTAATGTGTGACAAAGGTGCTACATCTATCAAACCCTTTTCGCACATTAGATCAAAGTATGTAAGATCACCAAATTGGTTTCTAAAATTATCAACTATAGGTGAAAGCCATGGTGCCATTTTTTCATTAACAGTACCGGGCAAAAAGCCGATATCTTTACCTACAGTCTGAATGGGTCTTGTAAATATGATTCTTTTCTTTTTTTGTTTTTCTATTTCTTTAAGTGCTGACATAAGTGTTAAATATGTTTTTCCACTTCCAGGAATTCCAGTCAAAGTAACTAAAGAAATATTTTCGTCTAAAAGAAGATTCATAGCAAAACTTTGTTCTTTGTTTTTAGGTTCAATGCCTGTGTGCTTATAAATGTCAGAATTATTTCTAATAAGAACAAGTTGATTAAATTTACGCAATACTAAAACTGATGCCTTTGAATCACTATTTTTTAGTATAATACATTCATTTTCAACTACTTCTTTTTTTAATTCAATTTTTTTTATTGAGACTCCACCAGAAGCGTAAACTTCGTCAATAATATTCTTGTCGCATTCAACTGTAATCTGTCCTCTAAAAAGTTCTTTTTCTTTAATAAACTCATAGTCAGCATAATAGTCGTTAGCTTTAATACGTGCAGCGTCACATTTAACTCTTAAGTTTATATCTTTTGTTATTAATATTACTTCTCTTTTGGCGTCAATTTTTTCTTTAATGTAGTTGACAGTTGAGATTATAATATTATCGTTACAATTTTTATCTAAGCTTTCTATACCTGACCAACTGGAATTAGTTTCTACTCTTATAACAGAATTGTTCTGTATTTCTATGCCTTCATGCAAGCTACCTTCTGATCTAATTTCATCAAGAAATCTGTTGAAATATCGTGAATTCTCACCTAAAATTCCTTCTCTAGTTTTGAACTTGTCTAGCTCCTCCAAAACAATCATAGGAATTACAATATCATTATCTTTTAAATTAAAAAGACAGTTTTTATCATATAATAAAACACTTGTGTCTAAAACAAAAACTTTTTTACCTAAAGTTTTACTCATTGCTTATAAAACCTTCCTTCTGCAGTTAAAATAAAGCATATACTATAAATATTAAAAACAGAAAGGTTTTACAATAAAATGTCAAAGATAAATCACACTTGTTTTGAAGAACATAAAATAAAAAACAAATCATGCCAAGTAAATAGTTGTAGATATTGGCATGATTTGCTTGGTAGTCAAAATTGTATTTTAAACAAAGTTAATAAACAAGAAGACTTAACACTCCAAGAAGTGGGCGAACTATTTAACATTACTAGAATGAGAGTATGTCAAATTGAAAAAGTAGCTCTTGAAAGTCTTCGGCATAAAAAATTATTTTAACAAGGTATACTTCACGAAGTCAGAAGTCTTAGACTTTAAATGCCTCAAGCTCTTTCTTAATCTAACTCCTGCAGCTTTATTGCCCTTGTCATTTTTGAGCGCATCTGACTCCATTGACTCAATAATGAGTTTAATGTGCTCATAGTAATCAATAACTGAGTCTGGTTTGTATTCGTTTTCTTCATTAACTAATTGCTGTTCCATGTTACCTCTCTATTAAAACTTTCTTTTCTATTTGTTCGGGTTTTAGTATTTTAGATATTTCTTTCATTATAAAGACATTTTCTAGTTCAAAAGAAAGAAGTTCTATAATCTTTAGTATTTCATTTTGGTTCACGCCAAAATTCAAAATTTCTTGAGTTATATCTCTAGATTTGCTAATCGAATTAAGATCTTCAGCGTTATTAGGATCTAACATTTTATAAATACCTCTGTAATATTTCTTTCTTTATTTTGAATTTTCCGTCTTTAATTTCTAATACCTTCAATACTATATTATTGTCATGATCAGTTTTTTGTAAAACTATATTTTCTTCTAATTTGTTTTCTAAAGAATACTCAACTTTTTCCCATTTAGCTACTGGCAAGTCTTCTTTTTCTAAGACATGAATTAGTCTATCAAAGCCTTGACTTTCTAAATTAAATTTAACATCTTCTTTTGTTTTAACTAGACTTTCTAGGTTTTCAAAACCCCACTTAATTTCGCTTTTAGAAACTTCATTGACATGATGTACTATACCACAATTGTCACAAACAACATAAGAGTCTTGAAACTTATCATCATTAACTAAAGAAAAAACAGGAATTTTATGATAGACAGGTTTTGTCTTGTTTTTAAATATTTGAAGTATACATTGACACTCTACTAAATGCATTAAATATTCGCTATTTTTCATAGTCTAACTACAACCTTTATGTTTTCTAAGTTTTTAATAAAAGAGCAACTTAACTTTTCTAGTCTTTTCAAACATGAAGTCGGGTAAAAATTTTCTTTATAGTTAGTTATGCCTGATGTTATTACTTTGTTATAGAGATAAATTATAGACTTTATGTCATTAAAGACTTTAATATCAGTCTTTGGAACATATACAATTGTCTTGTTACTTGAAAGTCTTCTTTTTCTTTTGTTTAAGTAATTTTTAAGTTCAATGTCATCACAATTATCTAGTTTTCTATCAATTTCTTTTTTTAATTCAACGTTGTTGTTGAAAAACTCTAGTTTGTTACTAGATATTTTAAATTTTACAGTAGCAGATTTTTCTAAAATATTTTTAGAAAAATTATCACCAGACTCAGCAGAGTATACTTTGCAGCCTAACATAGTAGAAATATCTGAGAGAATGAATGGGTCTTTGTCATTAAACTTACAAATATATGGGTATATTGATATTTTATTTTTTAATATAATACTTTTAATATTTCTAATAAAATCACTTGATATTCCTCTACAAATCAAAACTAAAGAAAGTTTATTTTTGTAAGCTTCGTCGACTAAAGGCATTATTTCGCTTTCTCTTTCAATAAAAGAGTCCATTACAATTACTTTAAATTGCTTAGTTAGTTCATCTTGATTAGAGAAGTAAATATTTTTAAACTCTTCATGTAAATCAACTTGAAACGAAGAGTTTTCTTTCTTGACTATGTCTATACAGTCATTATCAGTTTTTTTGCAAATAATACTACTCTCTGGCCCGCTAAACTCAAGAATATTTTTTATTAGACAGCTATACTTTTTTTCTAATACATTGTCATCGATTATTTTAAATATATTTTCTAAGCTTTTATCGATATTTTCCAATATAAACTTTTTATTATTTGTCTTATCTAGTAGCATTTTTGATAAAACATAAGAGCCAGAAGGCATTATTCTTTCTGACTTTATAAAGTAGTTCATTACAATGTCTTTATAACAGCTGTCGTTTATTGTTTTTGACTTTATGATATTATCTATATAAAGAAACTTACTATTATAAACTGAATTATTGTAGAAGTATCTAAGCCTATTATTTTCTTGTTTGCTAACAAGACTTTTAATTTCATTTTTTAAAACATGTAGTTCTTTATTCATGTATTTATTATATGATAAATTACAAGTTTATAAAATCATCTATTTCTTCAAGAAAATAATCTAGATAGCTTAACATATTTTTACTAGCTTTCTCTTTACTTAGAAACATAAAAGCTTTGTGTTCTTTAATAGATGGAAACTTAGGATTTGCTTTAATTTTAATTATATCTTTATAGTTTTCCACTAGCTCTTTCCTTAACTTTCCAATAAACATTCTTAACCCATTATTTTCAATAAATGAATTTTTATCAAGAAATTCAAAATCAGAAGTCTCTATGTTTGATTCTTCATAAGTTTCTCTTATCGCACAATGAAACTCGCTTTCGCCAGCATCTATCGCACCTTTTGGAAAATCATATTTGTTATTTGTATCAACTAATATTAAGTATATAATATCTTTTTCAAGACTTTTTATTATTCCTTCTTTGTTGTCAAAATAGCAAATTATTCCTGCGCCTGTATTAATATTCATGATAACTTTTTTCAAAACCTTTTGGTAGCATTTTTTTAGAATTAGACATTAATCTTTTCCAATCCTCGTCTAGTATATATGTTACAGCTTTGTCACTTTCAGATCTAATGCTTCTGCCAATACTTTGCACAATAGTTCTCATAGTTTCAACGTTATACCACCATTTCCATTTAGACATTTTCTTCTTTACAACTTTGTCTCCTAAGAATGGGAAAGGTATTTTACATATTACTTGAAAACTTGAAAGATTACCTTTCAAGTCAACACCTTCAGACATTGAAGGTGACAACAATACAGTTGGTGTCTTGCTTGACAAATGTTTTTTCAACACCTCGTTTCTATTTTCTCCATAAGCAATTAATACTCTAGACTTATGTTTGCTTTCTAAATTTGAATTGATAAATTTTGCAATTTTAATACTATGTGTATGTATTATACCTTTTTCATCTGAATGGTGATCTAAAATTGAGTTAACCATTTTTGACATTACAGGTAAAGTATTATCAATGTTTCTATATGACATGCTGCCAGCCGGTGAATAAATAACGGGCCTATTTTCAGGTAAAAAAGGAGTCTCTTCTTTAATAATTATAGTTTTTTCAAAAGGCAAGCCTAAAGTTATTGAAAATCCTTCATGAGAAAGTATAGTTGCTGACATGAAGATTACATAGTCAGCATACTTCAATATGTAATCTTCAGCATATTTTGAAACATCAATTGGCTTAAAAGTAAACTTTACATGTGGACTCTTGCTTTTATCTATATCAAAAACCCAGTTGTCTTTTTCATAAAGCATAATGAATTGCTGGATTTTTTTCTGGTGTGAAGCTATCATATCAAATCGATTTGTAATTTTTTTAAATTCATCGAGTTTTGATGAAGATATACCAAATTTTTCAAGTTGATTTTCAATAAAGCTTTTCTTTTTATTTAGCTCATGAGCATATACGTTTTTAACCCAGCTGAAAACTTTAAATTGTGTATTTAAATCTTTAGGGACTTTTATTTTTAAAATCTTTTCAGCAAAATATGTTGAAACACTTATCTCTATAAATCTTGTAAGCTCACTTTCTAAGTTATGAGCTTCATCAATTACTAAAACTCTTTTGTTAGGAACTTTTTGACTATAATTCTTTTCAGTCAAAAAATAACTGAAATTTGTTATGCCTAACTGGTTTTCAACAAACCTCTTTTTTGTTTTCTTATAGACACAATCAAATTTACAATTTTCATATTTTTTTGTTAGACTGTTTGTTCTTAATGCTGTCTGTATGTCTTTGCATGAAGCTTTTCTATCCTTAGAACAGACATAATTCGATGATGAATATAACGATATTAAATTATCACTTTTAAAGTCTGTAGCATACTGCTCTTGTAATAGTTTTTGTGTTGTTAAGAAATAAGCACCAGACTCATATTTTCCTTCAAAAGTAGAATTACTATTTAGATATTTAGCTATCGTTAACCCTATTGCTGACTTTCCTACCCCAGTACCGCAATCAATTATAGCATACTTTTTACCGTCGTCAATAAAAGATTTAATAACTTTATCTATTACTCTTTTTTGTTGATCTCGAGGCTCCTTATAAGGAAAATCGTTTAACCAATTAATCATTATTCTCTCTTTTTAAACTAGAATTTTATTAACTAATAATATTATAATCAATTGGTTGGAAATTTATTAAAATATTATTAAATAAGATTTCTTATATAGACGTCCATCGCAGCTTCGTCATTAAAAGTTATTGACTTGCCATCAATATTTAAAATTTTTCTTCCCGTGTAAGTGTCTGTTGTAAAAGTAATAGAGTCAAAAGTTTCGTTATCTAAAACTTTTTGCAAATTCTGGTAAGGCATTGTATTAGTAGATTGTCTGTTCTTGCCTAACTCTTCGTTAATTCTGGCAGACAAATCTTCGCTTATTTCATTGATGTGTTGTAAAGAATAATATCTTACGTCTGAGTTTTCCATCAAGCTGTGTAGCGCTTTTTTTACGTATTTAATGTCAACATAGTTTTTACGAAAGTGCTTTTTTATGTTTTCTATTAAATAGTTTGATTCATATTTTTCTAAATAGATGGTGCACTTATCATAATTTATATAATTAGCTGCGTTAATCATTTTTTCGCTCCTTGTCTTTGTCAAGAATATCAACTGCTGCATTAATGTATTTATCAAGAGCAGCTTGTCCTAGAATGTATCCTATTTGTATTACACCACTTGTAATTACGACAGTCATTAAAAAAGTTAACTCTCCTGCTTCTAGTTTTGACTTTAAATGTGTAAGCATATATAGAATCACTATTTTCCAACCAATATCAGCTGCTAAATAAGCAATAAACTTTTTACTTTTTAATGGAGTTTTATCTAATAACATTTTTACTTTGCTCCTTTTTATCTAACTCATTGATAATTATTATACGTATAGCAAAAGGTTTTAAATTATGTTGTTAGTTAGAAAATTTAAAATAACAGAAAAAAATCAAACTAGAGACTTAACCAAGCCTATGCCGCCTAACGGATTTTGTGCGATATGCGAAAAAAAAGACATAGATTGTAAGTGTGAAAAATATAATTGTGAGTGTGATATATTAGCAATTAATTGCAAGTGGCCATCTTGCTTATGTAAAGATTGTCTAGAGTTAAGTTGTGTGTGTAGGAAATGAATAAAATAGTTGCAGATAACATAGTAGAAGCTGAAATTGCTATTGTCTTAACAGACATTATTGGTAGCACAAAATTTGTTCAAAAAAACGGATCTATGGCAGCAGCAAAATGGTTTGGAGTACATGACAAAGCTGTTATGAATTTCATACAAAGAAACAACGGAAGATTAGTAGATGCATCAGATGGTCATTTAATGTACTTTGCTTCTGTAGGCGATGCTATTGCTTTTTCTTTCGACTATAAAAAATATCTTAGAGTAAAAAAGTTTCCTTTTAGAAGCAGAATAGGAATACACTGGGATAAAATGCTAATTGTTAAAACAGAAGAACATTTAGTACGCGCAGGTGGTAAAAGAATAAATCTAGAGGGAATTGGAAAAAATATTGCTGCTAGAACCATGTCGCTGTGCGCTGAAGAACAGATTTTAATGTCTTCTGCAGCATATAAAAGATATAAAGAATACGGTTTTAGAAATAGACAAATACCTCAAAAAGCTCTAGTTTCTCTTGTCGGTCTATATAAATTTAAAGGTGTAAAAGATCCTGAAGCGCTTTACGCTATAGGCTTAATACAAATGCAACTCCAGCCGCCTTTAGATAGTGAAAAGGCTAAAAGAATAGGTGGACATAAAAAAATAAAAACTAGGCTAAAACATAAGATGTGGATAGAAATATTCTGGTATTTAGTTTGGCGTTTATTCTGGTTAGAAGTTTTTGTTTTAATTTGGATAGCTTTTTCATTGTCTTCTAGTTTTCACTCAAATGACTTTTTTAAACAAGCAACAGGAATAGACTTAAATTATTATCTTGAGCCTATAAGGAATGTATTTTTAAAAATATATAATTTTATTATGTGGTTTTATGAAGAGTACAATAAGTACAAAAGATAATGAAAGTAATTAAAATGGCAGAAATAGAAAAAAGCAAATCAAACAAACAATTTACGCAAACTGAAAAGGCTAAGAGAGGTTGGTGGTTTTCAGTTATTTTTATGATATTAGTAATAAGTCTAATAATGTTTCTAGCATTTACGCCTCTTCAAAAAGACAATAGAGATATAATTGTTGGTATGATCGGTATGATTACTGGTGCGATATCTTCAATGCTATCAATCGCTGCAGGAAGAGATCCTTCTGAAGTAGAAGAGTTAAAAGACAAGCTTTCTTCAGCAAATGCAGATCGAGCTGCATTAATAGGTCGTTTAAGAGACTCACAAATACAAATGCAGTTGTTAAGAGAACAAATATTTGAGCTTCAAACAGCAGTTATTAATAAGCTTTCTCTTTTTAGCGGAGAAAAGCCTATTAAAACAAAAGATCAGTCTCAAGTTATTCTTCACCCAGAAGTAGACGAGTGGATGCCAAAAGTTGAAAAAAAGTAACTTTTATGTAACAATGCTAACTATTTTGTCAATATCATAAATTCTAGTTGACTCCATCAAAAGTCTTGTTTCAAACCACATATCACCATCAACTAGTGGCATAAATAAATCTTCAATATTATCTATACCTAATTTGACATTGACGTTTTCTTCTAGTAATATTCTTACAGGCGCTATTGAATTATGAACAGGAGATTGCATAGAATGATCCTGTTTCATACTTATTGCTGCGCTCGGACAAACTATTACGTTGACATCTAAACTTTTCATACGCTTTGCCTGGTGTCTTA